TGCTCTTGAATTGAAATTGTATCGATCGCAAACTGAGTTAAAAACTGCAATTTCTGATGAAATCTCGTCTACCACTTCCAACAACCAGAGTTTTATTTCAGTTCTTTCATCGTGACTGATTTCTTCATTAGATATCGATAGTAAATCCCAAATTTCATATTTCTTTTCTACTTCAATTCTTTCAATTTCTTCTTTGTCTTGACCAACCATTTTTGAAAGTGGATGCGCATCTCGACGTTTTCGATTTAATGGTTTTGGTGTATAGAACATCGCAGCAGCTACCTCGAAATCTGTTTCTGGATTTTGCAAGTAATCAGCAATTTCTACAACTCTTTCTAATCCCATCGTCCGTCTACCATTTAACATGTGACTTAGATTCTGCGCTGAGAAGTTCAGGTGATCAGCCATGACTCTTTGGTTCAAAGCCTGTTTGTCAACTTCCTGTCTAAAAATAGATGCGACTTGCTTCTCCATCGAAGAAACTCCCATATTAATCACTCCTTTTGTATTCAATTGTCATTTTTCATAGCAGTCATACTGCTATAAACTGTTTATTAGAAGTAGTACATCATGTCTTCAATCAGACGGTCATCCTGTTGACTCTCAACTTCATACAGTTGATTGATGAACTGATCCGATTTTGTTTCTAAGTAGGCTTTAGTTAAGTGATCGCCTAAACGTTTAAGTATGAACTCAATTTTTTCTTGTTTTGACATTAGATCACCTCCATAATTTCTAGTTATTTTTGATTGTACAAACAAACTGGTTAATCAATTTGTTCCGTTTTAGTTAACTCCGTTTCCAAAAAAATATCATCTGGTTCTTTACCGAAAACCAAAGCAATTTTTACGGCATTCTCATAAGAAAGCCTTCTTTTACCTTTTTCGATCATCCAGTAAAATTCCTTTGTAAGTCCAGCGGCATCAGCGACCTGTTGAAAAGTTTTTCCATTCTCTTTTCTTATTGTTTCTAAATTTTGCAAAACCATTACCATCCCTCCTTCTAAGTTAACCTGATGTTAACTACAGTATAGTTAACCGCAAGTTAATTGTCAACTATTTTTATACTCATTTAGTTAACTTTTTTCCAATCAATTGAGTTAACTGTTTGTTAACGGTAAAATAATAAAAGAAACGAGGTGTTAACATGGACTTTGGATCTCGATTAAAAGAATTACGAGTTTCAAAAAAACTTACTCAACAACAATTAGGAGATAAGATTCACGTTTCTAAAGTATCAATTTCTGGTTATGAACGTGGTGAACGTAGTCCTGATAGAGAAACTCTCACTTCTCTCGCAGATTTTTTTGATGTATCTACAGACTTTCTGTTAGGACGTGAACCTAAAGACATTAATAATTCTGTTGGTATCGGTGGAGTCATTCCAGAGGACTATTCAATTCCTATTTTAGGTAGGATTGCAGCTTCATCGCCAGCTGGTTTAGTAAGCGATTACGAAGGAGAAATTTTCATACAGCCCTCTACTATAAAAAAGTATGGTAGACACGATATTTTCGCTTTACGAGTTTTAGGCGATTCAATGAATCGAATCATTCCTGATGGCGCAATCGCAGTAATCAGAAAAAGTTGCGATTGGGAAGATGGAGATATCTGCGCTGTAACAATTAATGGAGATGACGCAACTCTCAAACAAGTTCATAAAACAAACCGTGGAATTAGATTTTCACCATTAACTTACTCACGTTTCCACACACCATGGGAATATATTAAAGATGAGGACGATGTTGACGTTATCATCCATGGAGTTTTTTTATATGGCATAATACCAACTGATAAAATGTAGAATGGAGTGTTAAATATGGAAATGGAAAAATTTAAAGATGATTTAAAACAATTGGGAAAGCGCGTAATAAAGCTAAAAGACAATATTGGTACGGAAGAAGCAACTAAAACTTCACTCATTATGCCTTTTTTTGCAGCGTTGGGCTATGATCTATTCGATCCCACTGAATTTGTTCCAGAGTTCACTGCAGACGTGGGTATTAAAAAAGGTGAAAAAGTCGATTATGCTATTGTTATCGATAGTAAGCCTACTATTCTAATTGAAGCGAAGTCAATTAATGAAAAATTAACAAAACATGATTCACAACTTTTTAGATACTTTGGGACTACAGAATCTAAATTCGGGATCTTAACGAATGGTCAAGAATACAAATTTTTTACTGATCTAGATGAACCTAATAAAATGGATTTAGCACCCTTCCTTACAATAGATATAACAAATATTAAAGACAACCAAGTTCCTGAGTTAGCTAAGTTTCATAAGGAAAATTTTGATGTTGACAAGATTACTAGTTCTGCCGCTGAGCTTAAATACTTGAGTCGTTTAAAGGATTATTTATCGTCTGAGCTTGACAATCCTAATGATGAGTTTATTAAGTTCCTTCTTGGTGAAATTTATGATGGGATGAAAACAAAACAGATCATTGATAAATTTAAACCAATTATAAAAAAAGGACTCAATCAGTTTATCTCTGAAAAGGTAAATGATAAATTAAGCGCTGCATTAAAATCATCAGTCTCAGTAGATGAATTAGATACTAAATCAGAATCAAATACTACAGAAATTGACGAACCTGAAGTTATTACAACACCTGAAGAACTAGAGTCATATACTATTGTCAAGGTGGTTTTAAAAGATGTAATTCCTCTTGATCGTTTATTCTATCGTGATAATCGCAGTTACTTCAATATTTTATTAGATGATAATATTCGCAAGTGGATTCTAAGAGTACGATTCAATACTAATGGTATGAAGATTGAATTAAATGATGAAAAACACTCTGTGTTTGAATTATCTCAACCGATGGATATTAATAATTACGCCAAAGAAATAATCACAATTGTAAATAGATTTAATCAGAAGTAGAAAAGAGTGGGTTTTTATGGTTGATTGGAAAGATTTAGGAAAAAGAACCTTCGATGCAACGAAAGATATCACAGAAAAGACAGTCGACTCATTTCAAGAATGGAAAGATGATCCTGAACGAATTGCTAAAGTTGAAACGAAAAAGGCTACAAAGAAAGCACAGAAAAAAATTGAGAAAGCTGAAAAAATGCAGAAAAAGGAAATCAAAAGAGTAAAAAGCGAACCGGATCATGATTATTATTTTACTGAGAAAACATTTGAACCTTTCTCTTCTAAAGGCGTAGTTGAAGAATCGACATATAAAAAGATTAAAAGAGTAAAGCTTTCGAAAATCACTCAAGAAGAACCTAATAGAATTTCTATAAAACAAGGTAGAAAAAAAATTGATTTTTTATTGGAAAAAATTGAATTCTCCGACAAAAAAAATTCAACTGGTGGCGCATTACTCGGTGTTGCAATTGCTGGAACTGCTGGTGCTGTTATTGGTAGCTCGATGAACTCAAGTAAAGTCTATGCAAACTTATACGTCCGTCCATTAGATGAAAAAGGAGTGCTACATGTAATTCGTTTTTATGCTGACAATAAAGAAGCTGCTCAACTCTTAAGACTTCAGGCAACGGAGGATTAAAATGAAAAAACTAACGATTGTATTCTTACTCTGCTCTACCCTGCTCTTATCAGCATGTTCGGGCGATAAGAAGGCTGATACGACTGATTCGACTAGAACTAAACTTACAACGAGTAGTTCAACTCAGAAAAAAGAAGCGATAAGTTTGGATTCTATATTGGAAAAGTTCAAGGATGATGGATTAACAGTTGATGAGGCTAAATCCATGAACAAGGAAGATTTCGGTATGGCTCCAATGTCTGCTAAAGAAGCGAAGATTTTTGGTATTCAAAAAGATGATTCAGGCGACTACATGAATGGCAGAATTTTTCTGTTTGAAAAAGAAAAAGACCTAACTAAAACAAAAGACTATTATGATGAACTTGGTAAAGAGTCGGCAATGGCCTTCTCTTACACTGCAGCAAATGAAAAGAAATTAGTTCTAATGCAGTTCAATGGAGATTTACCTCAGGATCTAGTTCAAAAATATGCTGACTCTGCTGAACTCGAGTTTACTCATTCTAATTTCACTAGTTCACATGATTCAACAAGTAACTCTAGCAAGCAAAGCAACGGTAACTTGACTAACAATACCAATACACAATCTTCAGCGTCACAGGGCCTAGGCTATGGTGATCATAATGCGAACATTAGAGACGCAAGGTATCAAGAAGCTATTGAAAAAGGCGCTACTGAACAAGAAGCTACTGATTTTGCAAACGGAAGCGAGCCAACATACGTTCCAAAAACTCCTGAACCATCTGCGGACGCACAAGGTTCTAGCGCTCAACAAGATGCCGACACCTTATCTCTTACAGACTTTGTAAATAAGTACGGCATGTCACCTGCAGCTTGGAAAGTGCAAAATGGAATGTCAGAGGAAGAAGCGTTAAGAAGCACCCAAAATCTTACCTCTGGTGAGATGCAACTCGCCTTTTCGAAGTACGGAATTCAGAAGTAATTGATTTCCAATAACTCTGGTAAGTTTGTTTAACTGGTGGCTACTTCTACCTGCCATAATTGGGAGTTAAAATGATTTTTTTTGGAGGATGCATATGGCAACTTTGTTAGTGTTAGTAGGATTTTTTGGATTTATTTTTGGTGTAGTAAGACTAATTAGAGC